ATCTGCTCCTGACCTCGTTCCAGCAACAACTACAGTTGCTGCAATGACTATGTCTACTACTGCTAGAACAACTGTCGGCGGAATCGACCAATCAAATGTATTTGCTGCAAATCGAATTGAAACTCAAGAAGGAGGCGGTGCAGCCGTCACTAACGCTTATTCTAGCGATTCAGCACCTTCAACACAATTAGAGTACCTTGGGATCATTGCAACCAATAACTTCTTCTTGAATATTGAAGGCACAAACAACCTTGCTGCTATGGGCGGAAACTGCCGAATATACGGCGTTCGTGGCCGTGCTGATGCTTCAATTTACGCTGCTCTAGTACAATCTGAATTGCTCTCTTGAGGTGAACCAATGGTTCGCATTCATGGCCGCTGGTGTGGCCCAAACTGGACAGATGGTCGTAATATCGACGCTCTAACATACAAAGAGCAAGGGGGACAGTTTGATGGACGATGCGTGGATAAACTCGATTGTGCATGCAGAGAACATGATCGTGATTGTGCTGATCGTCGTGGGTGTTCTCGCAAAGGCGATACGAAACTTATCAAAACGGCTCTCAAAGTCGCATCTAATCCTAGAAACCGACTCTTTAACCCTCAATTGGCAAACAAAGCAGCACTTATTGCAGCAGGAATTACAGCAGCAAGAACAACAAGGAGACGATGAGAATGGCAGAAGTACGGATGACAATGGAAGAATATCTTCAGTTATTGAACGGATTAAGTGGTGATATGGAAGTTGCAGTTGCAGAACCTATGCCAATGCCAAAGAAGAAGAGATCGAGTGCGTATTCCCGTCGCTACAAAGCAAACTTCAAGAAAATTGCATCGAGATTCAAACTCAAGAGTGGCAAATGGAAAAAGAATGGCTTCAAGAGTGCGGTAAAACTTGCTCACAAAATGTCGAAGAAGTGAGGAATTGATCATGGAGCATCCAATTGTCACACTTCTCAAAGATATATTGGCACAAATCAAACTACTTCGTAAGGATTTGAAGAAGTAAAGTCTTCAGAGTCTCATCGATATCATCTCTTGCTGTTAAAGCAGCCATTAGTTGGCGTGATGATGCGTCATGAACTTGTAATAATGGATCAGGATCAAGATATTTCTTCAATGCTCTGGTAACAGTCTCAGATTGATTGTGTTTTTTCTTCAGTTCCTGAACTAATTCGATTGGAATAGAGAAGGTTCTGTTGACTCTCATTCATCCAACTCCATCAAAAGCCTGCGAGCATCAATAATCATACTGATGCATTTGTCAACTTGAGGGATTGCATTGTGATTTGGGTGCGTATCCTTGAGATGTTGAACAAGATCAGTCATTTCCCAAAACAAAACTTGGTAAATTGATTCTCTACTCATAGGTCTCCCACCTGTGGATGAAACGATAATGGAAGCAAACGATAGAAATTACATCCACCTGTGTAACTCTCACAATGATATTCTAACTCATATGTCTCTCCATTGAACATATATCGTACATCTACGTGTTCAGTTGAACGACATCTGATACATTCTATTGCGATCTTCATCTTGAACACTCCACACAATTAGCCACATAATGGAAATTTATGGGGCATTGTTGAGAATTAAAGTTCTCGATCTCTTCGTTTGATGGATTTACCCAGTAGGAACAGGCAAATTCATGACAGCATTTACTACATTTTACGCACATGTATTACAAGCCAGTTAGAAGATACTTATGTATGTATCTGGGAATTCCTAAGGAGATCGATAGGTTTGGCTTTCAGTACCCTGAAAACCACCTATAACCGTGATAGGTTAATGATTCCAGTGTCTGGACTACTACTATAAACTGTCTCCTATCATCAAAGGGTATGCCTAAAGGTATCAAAGAAACAAGCGGCCTAATCGTGATCAGTTCTAGCGTCGGAGAATCCGCTGCTAACACTTTCACAACTGAACAAGTAGATCTACAACTCAACCCACTAGACAATGAAGTATTCGTTGTCTATGGAGTTGACCTCGATGTATCTGCTCCTGACCTCGTTCCAGCAACAACTACAGTTGCTGCAATGACTATGTCTACTACTGCTAGAACAACTGTCGGCGGAATCGACCAATCAAATGTATTTGCTGCAAATCGAATTGAAACTCAAGAAGGAGGCGGTGCAGC